CCTTCGTATCTTCGGTCAGGATAAAGCCGCCGCCGCACTCGATGGACAAATTCAAGAATTCATCGATAAAACAGACGTTGGACGTTTGACTATTTCTGACAACGCACAAAAGACCGCTGGTGAATTAGGGAAAATTTGGACTGAGGCATTTCGCACTGACCGATTGGATGAGTTTGGATCGTCGTATGTTGCTAACTTGAAAAAAGTTGTCACATCCGATTTGGCAGCTCAAGCCTCAGCAGACTTACTGAACGGCCGCCTTCAGGAATTGAACAAGACTCAGAAGTTATCAGCCGAACTGATCAAGGAACGTGATAAACTCACAAAGAAAATTCAAAGCTCATTTGACAAAATACGCGAGGCAACGGGACGAGCGGTTGAGGTCACTAAAGAGTGGGTCGATAAAACACGGGCTGAATTGAATAAATTGGGCCTTGCAAATACGAAATTTGCTGAACAGTTTGAAGAGATCGTTCTCGAAAAAATGCAGGCTGCGCGAATTCAAGACGTCAAGAATACCCAGGCATGGGCTGCGGGATTGACGATGGCTCAACGTGAAGTTGCTGAAAGTGTACGCGATAACTTCGCAGTCGTTCGCGCAGCTCGAGGTGAAAACGTCGCGATGTTGGACGAGTGGTTAATGGAGGAACAACGTGTCCTTCAGGCTGCGGGCCTTGAAAATAGTATTTATGCTCAACAGTTGGAGGAGATTTATAAGAATCGTCTGCCAGACGCCCGTAAGGCTGATATTGAGTCAGCGACCGACGCAGTCGGCGGTATTCGTCAGGCAATGCTCGCATATACAGAAACCGTTGGAACTGCGGCTGACCAAACGAAAAACCTATTCAATAACACCTTTCAAAATATGGAAGATGGGTTGGTCAATTTTGTCAAAACAGGAAAGCTGGACTTCTCTTCATTAATCAATTCAATGATTGATGACCTTATCCGCCTGGGAATTCAGCAAGCTATTACAGCGGCTTTTGGTGGCGGTTCATCAGGCGGAGGTGGCGGTATTGGTGGGATCATTGCCGGGGCTGCGATTTCAGCTTTTAGTGCCAAGGACGGCGGGTTGACTAGTAACCCAACATCAGTAAATAAGGGGTCTGCCCCTATATCTGCATTCGCTGATGTTCCTCATTTCCAAACAGGAGGGCTGACAAGTGGTGCAACTCCCGCTATATTGCATGATAACGAAGCAGTTATCCCATTGTCGAAAAATCGTAAGGTTCCAGTAGAAATGCCGAAAGAGTCGAGTGGGGATACGATAATTCAAAATTTCAACATAACAAGTGACGACGGACCGTCCTTCAATCGTAATCAAGATCAAATCGCAACTCGTGCATCGCGAGGCATCGACCGAGCGAAGCAGAGGAATAGATAATGGCTTTTATTGATGAACGTCTCCCAATCAACATTGAACGAGGATCAGACTACGGGTTGGGTTTCAAGACTACTATCCTTGAACTCGAGTCAGGTTATGAACAACGCAATAAGGACTGGTCAATTGTCAAAGGAAAAGGCGATGTTGGTTATTCAATTGGATCATCAGCGGGTCATAAATTAGTGCGAGATCATCATATGGTTATGAATGGAAAATTCAACACATTCCCATTTAAAGATTGGTTCGATTATGAAATTGGCGACGTTGACGATGCACTTGCGACGAAGCAGTTAATAGCACTTGGTGACGACGCAACGACTGTTTTTCAAGCTTTTAAATCGTATCCTTTTGGGACAGCTACGCCCTACTCTCGCCCTATAAACTTACCCATCTTAACAACCGTTCGCGCATGGATTGACGCAGTTGAATTAACGCGGGTTGCGTCTGCGCCATCAACTGGCGAATTTTCAATCACACGTCCAGGAGGCGTAATCACGACGGGCGATGTTTTTGCATCAACTGGTGGATCTGGGCCATCTGGCGAGGAGGTTCTCTCAATCGTCCTTGAATACGATAATTTAATTCGATATGACATTGATCGACTAATGCCAACACTTGAGTGGGAACAGGTTGGATCAATCCCTAATGTGCCAATTGTTGAAGTTCGTTACACGCCATGAAGTCAGCAAGCGTAGCCCTTGACACACATATACAAGGTGATGCGACAACCTTAGCACAGTATTGGAAAATTCGCCGCACTGACGGGGTAATGTTCAATTTCACGTCACACGATATTGACGACGATATTGATGTTGCCGATGGTGACGGGGTTCAAACGTATGAGGCTGAGACATCGTTTAAACGCAGTGCAATGGTGAACAATGACGAACTCGCAGTCGACAATCTTGACGTTCAGGGCCTCCTAAAATCTGACAGAATTTCTGAAAACGATTTGCGTCGTGGAATATTCGATTTTGCTGAGGTGTGGGTTTTCGTTGCTAACTATGAATCCTTGGTAGACGGAATAATCAAAATGCGTCGTGGTTGGTTCGGCGAGGTTACTATAACCCCGAATGGTTGGTTCAAGGCCGAATTACGCGGCATGACGCAGGTTCTTGCTCGTCAACGAGTAGATGTGTATCGTCCTGAATGCCCATATGACGTGGGCGACGATGATTGCGGTGTGCCCATATCAAACGATGTTCTTGGTCGAACTACTGCTTACGTCGTTGATGATTACGTTAAAACTTTTTCTGCTCTTGAAGCCATCGCAGCATCTACACTGATGCTGCCGCTCGACGATTTGACGGGAGAGGATACATCTCAAAATGCTTTCCCGGTTAACCTTAATCAAGGAACATTAGACACAACAAAGCAAACATTCGGTGCAGGAGCTCGAAATTTCACAACCAGTCAAAGGATGGATTATTCAGACGATGCAGCTTTCGAAATTGGCTCGAATGACTTCACAATTGATTTTTTCTTTAATCCCGACACAATAAGTGCGACCTTCTTCGGGCTTTGCTCTAGGTACAATAATGGAAGCAATGACCGCGTATTTTGGATTGGGTGCAACGATACATCAATAAACGTATTTTTAAGTGATGATGGAACTTCAACTTTACCTGCTATGACTTATCGTCCACTGCCTTCTGGTGGGATTGTAGCCGCAACTGAATACCATTTCGCGGTAACTAGAGACTCAGGTAAACGCCTTCGAATATACCTCGACGGTACGCAAATAAACGGGACGCGCACCGACGTGCTTACTGTTGCTACGACAACAACTATAACACGAACCGTTGGATCTTTCATTACTGATGGTATGATTGTGTCGGGCATGGAAGTTGAAATCGCTGGTTTTCCTGATCCAGCAAACAACGGAATTTTTACGGTAAATGGTGCGCCAACCGCAACAACCTTAACTTTGTCAGGGGGCACGTTAGTGCCTGAGGTGGGTGATGGCACGCAGACAATCGAACAGTTGTTTCAACCAGATGTTGTTATTGATACCGACGAACCTTTCGCCTTAGCATTCGTAAATAGCACAACAGACCTTCATTACGATGGAACAATTGACGACTTTCGTTTCATTAACGGGTGCGCTGTGTGGGATACAGCTTCTTTCACTGTACCTATCACAGCACGTCTCGGCGATCCGTTGGCGCCGTTAATTGCAGCCGCGGTTGTAGCTGATTACGACGACGTAATTTACCGTTGCACAGTTGCGGGAATAACGGCTTGCGCACAACCCGTTTATTCAACAGTGATCGGCGATACAACGATTGATGGCACAGCCTCATTTATTGCTGAACCTGCTTGGGAACGTGCGTTTGAAGTAACTACCGTTGGGGTAGATGCAAGAAAAAACTTTGTTGTAACCGAATTGACACCCAACGCAGATCCCGGAAGTGAAACTCGAGGAAGGTCATGGTTTGATGATGACTCCTTGAACGGAGGAGTTGTTATATGGGAGACCGGGTTGAATGCGGGACGCGCGATGGAAGTTAAGGATTTCGTTGCTGACGATGGGATAACAATTGAGCAAAGACTTATCTTATTTGTAAACATGCCTTTTGACATCACGATAGGAGATACTGGAAAGGTGTATCGAGGATGTGATAAGTCCCGGGCAACGTGTCGAGACATATTCGCAAATGGCGACAAGTTTGGTGGGTTCCCGGACATCCCGGGGCAGTCAATATTCAATTACCCGGACGCAAAATCATGAATGGGGATAGGATTGTAGAAGAAGCAAAAAAATGCATCGGTATAAAGTACAAGGATAAAGGCCGGGATGAGTTTGGGTTGGATTGCGCGGGTTTGTTATCTTTTGTTGCAAACAAAGTTGGCATCCCGCATTATGACACACTCGATTATCCTCGTCGCCCAAACTCAGTTCATTTAATACAAGGTTTGAGTAAAACTCCCCAACTTTCGCTTCTTCGTATGAAATGGGATTTTCAAAATGGGGATATGGGATTGTTTTCAACTCCTAGTCACCCCGTCCACTTAGGCGTTCTCGAAAAGAATGATAAAGGTTCATTCTTAATTCACGCGTGGGCTCCCGCAAGAAAAGTTGTACGGTTTCAAGTTACAAAAGACACTTTAATGCTCCCCGCATTACGCTTGCGGCGGGTGTATAGGTTCGAGGAAAAATAATGGCAACCCTTTTAGTAACAGCAGCGATAAACGTTGCGATTGCGCTGCTCGTAAGCTTTTTGTTTGCACCGGATGGCCCGGACGTTCAAAACACGGGTCCTCGCACCGATGATCTAAACGTAACGTCATCAGCATATGGCAAAAATAGGCACCTAGGATATGGCACTCATCGTTTAAATGGCAACGTATTTTGGTCCCCAGGAATTCAGGAGGTTGTAAACGTTGACACGCAAGAAAGTGGTAAAGGGGGTGGCGGTGGGTCTGTTACTACGACTACTTATTCATATTTTGCGTCATTCGCGATTGGGTTTGGTGTAGGCCCTGCAACGGCTTTGCTGAGAATATGGGCTGATAACAAACTTATCTACGATGTGTCCGATCCTCAAGATCCTGACGTACCCCCTAGTGGGTCGATGGCGGCTGCAATCGTTGAACAAATATACCCAGTTTCTGATAATTACAAAGTACGTTTTTATCCAGGCGATGGCGCCCACAATATTGACCCATTAATTCAAGCTGATACTGATGGAAAATTCGGGGTTGGGTCAACGCCTGACTATGGTAATGAGGTTTTCTTCGTCGCTGACAACTGGGCATTAGGAAACTTCGCAAACAGAATACCAAACATAACGGCCGAGATCTCGTACTTGTCTGTAACGTCACTTCCTTACATAGGATTGCAATCATTTTCTTCGCATGACTATCCAGGGTCAGCCGCTGGTGGCGCAACGGGTTATGGAATGCAAATTGATCCCTTTTCAAATAAATTGT